GACTACGTAGGGTCGGGGGAGGGTCCGTCAGTATACACGCCCTTCTCCATCGCCTCAGGGTGCGGCACATCCTCAGCGTACACCTCGTCAGCATGCGCCAGTCCGCGCCGAGCTGCGATGACCCAGCGGGTGACCTGACTGATCGTCTCATGCACGAGCAGCACGCTCGTCGTCGTGATGACCCGCGTGACGCCATCGTACCGCGAGTGAATGGACGTCACCGACATGGTGTCCAGCGTGACGTCCTCCACCGCGCGACCGTACTGGTCCCACGTAGTCCAGCCGAGCCATGGCCCGCCGGCGATGACCTCGAACTTGACCTTCACCACGGCCCGTTTCCATAGCCGAGATCATCGGCCGGCGCGGCCTCACGACGCTCGCCAGGCGAGCCACCGAGGAACCGCACGTTGTCTCCGATGACCTCGGTCGTGTAGCGGTCCTTGCCTTCCTTGTCCTGCCACTTGCGAGTCGTGAGCCGGCCCTCGACGTAGACCTGCCGACCCTTCGTCAGGTGTTTGCCGCACGCCTCGCCCTGCTTGCCCCACACGATCACCGTGTGCCACTCGGTCCGCTCTTGCATGGCGCCGTCGCGATCCTTGAACTTTTCGGTCGTGGCGAGGCGAAGCTGCGTGACGCTGTTGCCGCCGTTCGTGTGCCGAGTCTCCGGGTCTTGCCCGAGGTTGCCGACGAGGATCACCTTGTTGATCATGATGCGCTCCTAACAGACGCAGATAGGCCACGCCGGCAGACCATCTGCCGACGCGCCTATCCACACGACAGCGACCCCTAGCAGCCCCTGCTTCGATGCCGTATCGGCACGGCGTGCCGACGTCAAGCATCACCGCGCGGCCAGCCGTAAAGCTCGCGCATCTCGCGGAGGATCTCGTCATCGACCGTCAGCGCGCTCGGTGCCCCGTGGCGCTCGGTTCGCTCACGTTCGACCGCGCCCGCCTCCTGCCTCGCCAGATGCTTTCTGGCCTCGCGAGGACGCACGCCTAGGTCGCGGGCCACCTGACGGATCAGGTCGGCAGGAGAGGCCGTTTCCGTGCGAGCAACGGGCACCTCCGGCGCAGCAGCAGGAGCCTGCTTGTGCTGCCACGGCCCTGGAGGGCGCTTGACCTTGTTGTACCGCTCCGGCAGCGCGAACTTGCTGCCCTCACTGAACGAAGGCTCATTCTGTCCCCCCCTGCTTGCAGGGGGGCTAGGGGGGTTGACCGGTTCTGGCTCGCTGTGGGGGTAAGGGGGTTCTGTTGTGACCTCTGTGTGATCTCTGTGTAATGTGGGGGCCAAACTAGCCCCCACCCTGGGGGCCAAATCAGCCCCCACCGTGGGGGCCAGTTCAGAGGTAGCGTGCAGGGGGGTGGGGGCTAAATCAGCCCCCACCGTGGGGGCCAAACTGGCCCCCTCCCCTACCGTCAGGCTGGGCGGCACCGTGAGCCGATAGTGGCTCGAGACGAGGCCGTGACCACGCTCCACGGCGAGCAGGCCGGAAGCCTCGAGGCGCTTGATCACCTCACCGATGTGGTCGCGATGCACGCCCGTGTCACGCGCGAACGCGGCCTTGCTCCACGACCATCCGTCGCGCTTCGCATTGAACCGCGAGAGCAGGACGAGGTAGACGCGCAGAGCACGCAGCGGAAGCGCCTGCACCTCGTCGCAGGTCGCCAGCGCAACAGGCACGACGCCGAAGGCTCCGGTCAGCGTGGAGATCGACGTCCTCATGCTCCACCTCCAACAGCATCCACCATCGCGATGCGCGTGCCGATCCACCTCATCACGTTGCAGGCCATCGAGTTCCCGAGCGCCTTGTACCGCGGCCCGTCTGGGCACTCCGTCGCGGGCTTGCCCTTATACGGCACCAGCGTGTGCTCACCGCTGAACCCTTGCAGCTTCTCGCACTCGCTCGGCGTGAGCCTCCGCACGCGACCTTGATTGTCAACGAGGATTCGACCGCTGTTGCCATCTTGCCCGTTCAGCCCGCCGCCCCTGTGCGCGCCATCCGACAGCGTGTTCACGGTGCGAGCGAGCCATGCGCCACAGCACGACAAGCAGTCCTCGACGGGGTCGCTGTGCAGCCCGCTTGTCCACTCGTCGCACCAGGGGCAACGCATGTCGTCGATGCACCAGCATCCACACTCGTCCCAGTCTACTTCGTGCTGCCGGCAGAGCACTCCGCTATCGACTTCATCGCTTCTCGCAAACGCGCTGGCAGCTTTGCCTTCCCCCGCTTCCCCTCGTCTCGACGCACGAAGCCCGCGCACGCCCTCTGGCTCAAAAAGAACCGCTGCGGCACGCGCGGCGTCTCCTCCAGCACATCCGACAACGAACACACGCTTCCGTCGCTGTTGGACGGCACCAGCGTATCCGTCCACTCGCACATATTGAGCGTCCAGCACCCGCCAGGCGACGCCATACCCGCTTTCAACCAGCGCCCCGATGAAGGCACCAAAGTCCCGTCCCTGTCCTGATGACAGGACGCCAGGGACGTTTTCCCAGAGGAGCCATCGCGGGCTAAGTGCGCGAGCCAAGCGGACGTACTCCAACGCGAGGCCACCGCGAGCGTCGGCCAATCCCTGCCGCAGTCCTGCGACGGAGAATGCTTGGCATGGCGTGCCTCCGACGAGGAGGTCGATGCCGGCGTCGTGAATAGGGTGAGCTGCATCGGTGAGCCTCGTAAAGTCGCCATAGTTGGGCACGTTGGGGTATCGGTGCGCGAGCACCGCAGACGGGAAGGCTTCGATCTCGCAGAACGCCGCAGGCTCCCATCCGAGCGGGTGCCATGCGACAGACGCGGCCTCGATGCCCGAGCAGACGGAGAGATACCTCACCGCCCGCCTTCCTTCAGCCGACGACGAAGCGCCGCGTTCTCGCGCTCCTGGTCGCGCACCTCACGCAGCGCGCGGTCGAGATTCGCCTTCAGACGCGCGACCTCTCCGTAAAGACGCACGACTTCTTCGCTCCCGCAGGAGCACTTGATTCCTTCCATGTCTCGCCTCTGTCCTGCCGGGAAGAGCGGGGGGCATTGACGCCCCCCGCGAGCGGGTCATGACTCCCGCGTCCGGCGAGGACATGAGGAGCATACCGAGGCGGCACCTACCGGTCAACCCCTGTGACGCTGCACGAGCTTCGCGATCGCCGCCCTCGAGACGCCGAACAGGTCGCCGATCTCGCGACAGGTGAGGCCAAGCTCGCGCAGCCTGAGCACATCGCTGATCCCCATCGCGGACCACTGGCGCTTGCGCGGCGCCCTGTTGTAGAGCCGGTAGACTCGGCATCGGATCGATGAAGGCGTGCGTCCGAGATGCGCGGCGATCTGCGGGTACGGCACGCCCTCGTCAACGCAGGCCCGGAGGTAGTCGTCCTGTGCCTCTGTCCACCTCACTCGACACCTCCAGCGAACAGAGATCCTCGAGCCTGACGGATGCGTGCTCGCGCGATCTCGGCGTACTCCTCGGACAGCTCGCACCCGACGAAGCGCATACCCTCGCGCCGCGCGGCTACGCCCGTCGTGCCGCTTCCCGTGAACGGGTCAAGCACCAGGCCACCGGGAGGCGTCACGAGCCGGATGCACCACGCCATCACGCTGATCGGCTTTACGGTCGGGTGGTTGTTGATCACTGACTCGCGAAGGCGTCCTGCCCCAGCGCGCGGAGACTTGAGGCTTACCTTCGTCTCGACAGCAGGTGGAGGCTTCGCATTCAGCATCTCGCATCCATCCTCACGCTCACTTCGTCCTGGCTTCGCCGTGTAGAAGAACGGCACGAGGTCGTCGGCTTCGATCGGCAGGTTGGAGAAGAAGCGCGAGGCGCCCCCAGTGTCGGAGTAACCGGCCTCTACCTCCTGCGGTGCGCTCTCTCCGTAGACGCCGTGGCCTCCGATGCTCGTTCCCGTGGTCGCGCCTCTACGCAGCGTGCTCCGCTTCATGCCTTTGCGCTCGCCGCTCTGCGCGTCCATCGCGGCGCACGGGCACCCCGGCGCGCACCCGTCCTCGCCGCAGTCGGGAGCGTGCGACAGGATGATGTTTGCTGGCCAGCGACCCAGCTCGGAAGGCACAGCGGGCCCAACCGTCGTCCCCGTTCGATACTGGTCGCGAGGACGATCTCCTGCGTCGCGAAGGAAGGTCTTGTTGCCCTCCCCCTCGACGCGGCACCCATCCACATTGAGCGCCCCCGTACCGTACTTCAGCACGTTCGCCGCGACCGTGCCTTCCAGTGGCTTGCGAGCCACGACGACAGGCTCCCACGCGGGCTTGAGCGCGGTTCCCCAGCCTGACCAGCGGCGAGCGTCGTCGGTGGCGGGTGCGGTTTCAACTGGATCAGGATCTACTCCGTCACGCAGAGTGAGATTCAAGCGACCGCTTCCGTTCCTGGGTGTTCCATTCCTTTGTATGTGCCCATCGCCATACACCTTCGGCCCAATCACTCGACGCTCCGCACCCGCCGCCTTGTCGATCGCCTTGCTGACGTCCAGCGACTTTGGGAACCCTGACCCGTAATGCCATCCGATGCAGTCGCGGATCTCAAAGCCAGCATCCTCGATGGCGCAGGTCATACGGTGATAGGTTCGCGTTGCCGAGAAGGCTAGCAGGTAGCCTCCAGGCTTGAGCACGCGAAGCGCCTGACGCCAGACCTCGAGGTCGTAGGCGATGCCCGAGGCGTCCCACGACTTGCCCATGAAGCCGAGCTCGTATGGCGGGTCGCATACGATGGAGTCCACGCTAGCCGTCTCCATCTGTGCCATCGAGACGCGACAGTCTCCGACGATGATCCTCGCGCTCATGCCGCACCTCGAGCTGGCCTTCCGTTGTTCGCCATGGAGGTCGTATACTTGCCCATGCTTCCGGTTAGCGAGGCCAACTCGCGCTGGATGCTCTCCACCAGCACGAGGTCAGGCTTCTTGCGCGGCGTGCTGGCCGGCGGCACCGCCACGCCCAGGCGATCGCAGTACGCCTGGAGCCACAGGCGCAGCGCCTTGCGAGCGTTGGGGCTGTCGTCCCTGCCGAGCACGAGGAGGATCTCGCGCAGCATCAGGCCGCGCTTCCTGAGCACGTAGATCTGCGGTTCGCTCTTCAGCCGTCCATAGCCGCGCCTTCTCGAGTCCAGAACTCCATAGAACGTCAGCGTTGACGAGACGCCCGTAGGTGTACGCTTGAGGATGCGGCCGATCTCCTGCACCGTGTTGCCGGCATGGTAGAGGCGAGTTGCCGTGGCGAGCTCTGCGGCTGTCCACACTCGCACCCTCGGATGCCGCAGATCGAGATGGTAGGCCATGACGTTGGTTGCCTGCTCGGTGCGACCGAGCATCTGCGCGATGCGCGCGTAGGTATGGCCCTCGCGCGTGAGGCTGCGGAGCGTGTCCTTCTCCTCAACTGTCCACCTGGTGCGATGCTTGATCACGGCGTCACCTCCGTCAGCGTCACCTCGACACGCCCGCGCTGACCGTGGCCGGCGAACCACGAGGCCGCGTCGATGACGACGATGCACCGATCGTTGAGCAGGATGCCGCCGACCTGGAGCGCGTCGAGCACGATCTTGACGACGTTGTCGAGGTCGTGCCTGCTTGTGGCCGGCAGGTCGTAGTCAGCGACGGACCACAGCGCGCGAGGCAGGTAGCCCGGCCTCGTCTTCGGCCTCGGATGGTAGGCAGCGATGCGGACGCCCCACATCGGCGACAGGCTGTCCAGCATTCCAGCGCCTCCATGCTGCTCGCGCAGCTGGTGCGCGGCCTCGTGCTCCCACGAGCGCGTCGTTTCTGGCGTGCGGGCGTGCCCAGTGGAGCG